AATGAAAATGCTTTTTCTAAATCTGTTAATGCCCATAAAAATGACGGTCTACCTTCTTTGCTAACGGTAACACCTACAGGCGAAGCATCGAGGTTGATCAATTTACTTCTAAGTGTGCTTTGTGTCATTCCTGTCTTTTCTCGGAACTGCTTAATCGTCATTGAACTCATTGTACTGTACCCGTTGATAAGTCATTGCACACCGCCATAATCACCCGTGCAGGGCGTTTTGACATTTGGTAAGCACCAACAGCAAGATTCCATTCTTCACGTCCATTGGTGCAAGCTGTCATTGATTCATAAGGAATTACGCTTGTGGTGTAGACAATGGTTTCTTTGGTAGTGCTATGACCTTTTTTGTCAATGTTTGTTTCTGTTGTTAGAAACGAGAGAGTTAATGTTAATGCCGCTGCGGTAATACTCATTTTTTATTCTCCAATACTGCGTTTTTAAGCGCTCTACGCAGACGGGTGATTTCGTCTAATGCGCTGAAGTGCAAATACGCCATCGTCATAAACAAACCTATCATTAAGACATAAGCAATGCTGCTTTTATCTAAATAGTCTAAACCTTCAATTATTGCGCCCATTGTCTGTGTCCTCAGCTATTACGCTTCTAGTGTTGCTGAATTAGTATTAAGTTCTTCACGAACACCATCGAGCATTTCAACGCAATCATTGATTTGCTTGTTAATTTCTTTAATAAATATTTCCCTATCTTCTAGTTTGTCAGTGCTACCGACTAAATACCCTACTGCCTGTACAAGCTCAAAGGTTAAATCGCTGAAGGCTTCTTGCTGGTTATCATGTTCCAACGCAGTTGTTAGTAATTTTAAAATAACATCATGGTGGTTAAACTTTTTTTGGTTCGACATATCTATCTCCTAGCATTTTGCGTAATTGTTTTTCAGTATCTATTGCTCTTTGTTTATTGAAAGTATCCCATTGAGAGTGCGTCCAATACTTGCGCTCATCTTCTTCTTCCTCAACATACCAATATGCGTCAGAAGTGTTATCTTCAAATACTCGCATTTATATAACCTCTTGATTGTGTTATACTCAATTTGCATTCCACTCCAACTGTTTGAAATGCGTTCATGTGTTAGACTCCTCGACTCTATTCCTACTGCCTGTTTATTCCTTTGGGGCAGTAGGATTTTTTTGTTTCGAGAAACCGTGAAGCTATTTTATTGATTTTATCCCCTCAGTCAACCTTAACTTAACTTATTTTAATGCACGAAGTAAGTCAGATTGCACAATATCTTTATCTTTCAATACGTTAATGATTCGCTCGTCAATGCAGCCTTTGCAGATTAAGTGGATAATCCTTACCGCCATAGTCTGTCCTTGCCGGTACAATCGAGCATTAAACTGCTGGTAATATTCCAAACTCCAGCTCAGTGAAAACCACACAATCATGCTACCACCGTGTTGGATATTAAGACCGTGACCGGCAGAATTATGTGATATGAATACCTCCCCATTATTATTTCGTACAAGAAATCTATTTCTTGTACCGCAATCCACTAAATCAAATACTTCCGAGAACGTCGGTTTTTCGGATACTTTGAATTTAAATAATTGGTCACAGCATCCTCTGGAGTCATTCCTAAATTTAAACGAGGGGTTATCGCTCCTCTGCTTATGTTCACAACCCTGCAAAATTCTGACAAGTGCATTTGTTTGCCTTTGTAAACTAAAACCCTGTTGTTTATTTTGTTTGCTTGTTGTTCCATATTTGTTGCCCATCGACAATTGTCTTTGGAATAACCTTTTGAATTGTCTATCCGATCTAAAGTTAGATTGTCTGAATATGTTTCTTTCATATCTGAATAAAAATTCTTGAAGTCTAACCATTCTTTCGCAACGCCCTTGCCTTTTCCACCATATAGAATATAGCTTCGATCGTATTCTTTCGTTGCTCGACTTATCATCCCCTTCCAAATACTCCAAATTCTTGTATTTGTCATTAAATGAAAGTTTTCTTTTACGCATTTTGAACAATGTTTTCTGTTCTCTTTGTTCGCTCTTAAAACATTTTGTTTTAATATTGTGTGTATTTCCCCGCAATGGCAACATTGAGCTAAGGTAAGCGTCAGTTCCGCTGTAGCTGTAATTCGCTTTTCTTCTAGTATGGATATTATTTTGTACATTTTTTGCTTCCACCCATTTGTCATCGATAAGTATTTTATGATTCTCGGTCATGGTTATCCCCATCACATCAATCACTTCTTTTACACCAGAAAAATGACACCCGCTATGGCTTACAAATTCAATACCATCAAAAACACGTTCGTCTTTTTTCACATCGACAATCTTAGTCCATCCTCTATGTTCAGTCAACACTTCAGTCGATGGATGTAAACAAGCCGGATGAGCAAATAGAAGGGGTATTTCGCCATTGTTCCATTCATCAATAGTGCTTTGATGCTTATCGAGAACTCGTGCATTAGGAAAGCGTTTAAGCAATCGCTCAATATCGCTTTTGAAGTTATAGGCAACAAGGATATTCTCCCCATCGTTCTGCTCAATAATGTCTGCAAGCGCATCAAGTTTTGCATCATGGACTATTTCATAGTTTTTAAACTCATCGACGTACACAGCACCAGCGCAATACTGCAATAACTTATTGGCAAGTGTCGCTGCGCTCAATGCTTCAACTTCAGACTCCTCAAACTTCAAATAAAGTTTTTCTTCAAGAAGTTTATAATTGTTCATTACTGTAGGTGCTAATTCAATTTCTTCATATAATTCAATGTAGTCTGGCATTTCAAGATAATCACTCGTTTCCATTGATATCGTAAATGGCGCTATCAATGCTTCAATTTTCTTTTGTGAATCTTTGCGAGGGGTATATTTGTAACCGCTGTAATCCTGTTCAAAGAATCGGCTTTTATACATAGTCATGGTTCGCCCAAGTGCTTTACCGTTATCTACTAAATAGCATTGCGACCACAAGTCAAGCAAACCATTTGGCGAAGGTGTTCCTGTAAGAAGGGTAATGTAGTGAACATACGGCAATGCTTTGCGTAGTGCTTTGACACGTTTGCTTTTATCGCTTTTAAAACTACTGGATTCGTCAATAACCACCATTTGAAATGGGAACTTATCCCTATAGTGATTTACTAACCAGACCACGTTTTCTCGATTAATAACATAAACGTCAGCGTCATGGTGGAGGGCAGCTAGGCGCTTTTGCTCTGTACCTGTGCAGATTTTGAATTTTAAATCTTTGAGATGCTCCCATTCCTTTGCTTCTTGCGCCCAGACGCTATTAGCTACTCTCAGTGGCGCAATAACAAGCGCTTTGGTAATCACACAAGCATCAATCAAATCGTTGATTGTAGTGAGCGTAGAGGCTGTTTTCCCCATCCCCATTTTAAGCGCACAAAGTGTTCGCTCTTGTTCAATTTGAAACGCGGAGGTTCTGACTTGGTAATGACGGAGTTCTGCTCTAGTGCGCATAATCGCCTTCCACTGGTAATCGATAAAGCAATAAAGTATCAACGCTTTCTTTTGAGTCAATGACATAGACATGGACGCCTAATTCACGTCGCCTTTGATGATCTCGTTCTTGCGCTTCAGTAGGTTTCTTTTTAGGCGCTTTGCATTCAACAAAGAACATCGGCTGAAATGGTAAAGTAATTAAACGGTCTGGAACGGATCGACGATTAGGTGATGTGAATTTTTCACACGTTCCACCAACCTTTTTGACTTGATCGCACAAGTATTTTTCAATTTCTTTTTCAAGCATTGTAACCGACTCCTTTTAACACTTCGTTTGCTTTAGTGTAGTAATAATAAAAATCAATATCCTCTGGAAAAGCATTTGGCAAATTCATCAATGGACGGCAAGCTTGTGACATAGGGACTTTGTTTCCATTCTTTGCATAAACAAGTGAGGTATCAGCAAGACCTAAATCGCAACTGTGATAGAAACGAACGGCTTTACCAAGATACTCACCTCTAAATAATGCGCCACCTGTCACTCTACGAACTGTCACAAACTTTCTAACGTCATCACAATCGGTAATTGTCTTTTCAATTGGCGTTCCGTTAGCGATAAATTCAGCGACTGCTTCATAGATGATTAAGCCATCGGGATTTTTGCTCAGTGACGCTTCACCAAAACACCCTTTACATTTAGTTTTACCGTCGAGCTTCACAGCAATATAGTTATTTACGTCACGCGATGCAATTTCGCGGTATTTAGTTTCTTCCAATGTGTAGCTGGTTTGAATCTCCCAATTGAATAGAATTTCTTGAAGCATGGGCATTTGACTTTCGTGGTAATACGTCACAATCCCATCGGTGTTTGCACTGACTACGCGAATACCATTTAGTTCAAGTTCTTCAATTAACATGAGTAGGGATAACTGACCAGTGATAGTGGTTTGCAAAAGTAACTGTGGTGAGTATAAGCTACTGTATTTGCTGCCAAATTTTCCAAAACTCCCGTTTAATTGAATTTTTTTACCATCTGCTTCAACGGTAAATTTCTTTTTTTCAGCTTTCAGTATTTCTATTTCTTTCTTCAATGAATCTATGCCATTTTTAAATTCCTTTTCCAAATAGCCAATTCGATGTTCTATCTCTTGAGCTTTCTTTTTGGCAAGTAATCTTTCGCGCACAATGTTTCGATATAAATTTAAAAATGGTTGACCCATAGATTCTGGGAATAATTTTTGTTGTAAAATGATGCTCGGATAGTAGCTCCCAACATCAAAATCCGACAAGTAATAAGCATCAGCAGGTTTAATGTGCTGCGCAGTTTCGCGTGAATGAAGTCCGCCAATACCCATTTGATATGATGCACCACCAATTTTGATAGGTTGAGTTAGCCATTTAGGTAATTCAACACTGCCATTATCTTTTAGCGTAAAAGTTTCATAAATTAATTGGTCAAAAATATCGCAAAGTTCTTGTGTTTTAAATTGGATAATTTCAGGATTGCGATAACTAAATGTGTAATTATTATCTAATTTTGTTGGGCGGTAATTTTCCCCCGTCAATGCCGACAGTTCTGATTTAATAATCGCTTCAGCAATCTGCGCATCGGACTTTGAATTAAGGTTGATGCCGTATTGCTGTGTCATCTCTTTGCGCAAGTCTATCTGCCCTTTGAGCTTGTCAAACAGTTCACCGGTCACTTGCGTATCGTTTCTGCAATACTTGCGCATCAAACTACGCTCAGTATCTTTTATTAACTCGTTAGGATCAATTGGTAAGTCTTGCATTTTCTGGGTGTGAATACGCCCACCGTAAATTTTAAGCGATGCCTGTCCAATGGGGATTTCGATAATGTCGATATGTTTATCGTAAGTAGGGACTTGGAGGTTATGCTCTTTGAGTATCTGCCAAGTAACGCGCTGATCTGTGATTATTTTTGTGGAAAGTTTGTGTAACTTTGAGCAATCCCATGCGTCCAATGCGCCATGTATAACAGGTATATCGTAGTTTAACCCATTGAATGAAACGGTTTCATGATTAAGAAATAGACGCTGTATCTTTTTGGCTTGCTGCTCATTTAACTTTGCATCTTCGCCAAACAATTCTATTTCAAGCGATGCACCTGTTTTATGATTAACGGCTAAAAATAGCCAATAGTTTTTATAACACTCAGTGTCAATAATGTAAGTATTCATAGGGGTGTCCTATTTGTGAATATAAAAAAACCGACAATCTGGAGTAACAAATTGTCGGTGAGGTCTTTAGGTGGAGCTTGAGGTTTTAGTAAATACACTTACTTATTAAAAACCCAATTGGGCGACACGCATATTGGCGTATGCGTGTCTAGGATTTAATGCAACACACTATACACTCGAAATATAATGTGCTTAAAACATTCAACAAAAGCCAATAGCTAAATAATCAGTTTAACTATCACTAAAAGCACTGTTTACTGCCCCACTACAATCAGTTCTAATCTCCCCTATGTAGTTAGTGAATTACCGTCACCGATAATCTCAACCCGAATCGAGCGCGTAGCTAGTGCGCTTTACCGATATTAAAGGCTGCAAGGTTGCGAATTGCGGTACGCTACAAGCAATGCTTTTAGTGATAGTTGCCGGTGCTGATATCCGGCTTAGTGTTATTCGGTGGTGTACTTTCAACCACTCCCAAGTTTCCTATTTGCACCGACGTGCCATTACCGCTGCGTATCAGCCTACGCATTAACTATCAAGTCATAACAGGTGAGGACTTACACCATAGAGCGTTAACATCATCACGTTAATGATCGCGACCACCTTAGAGCCAGTCTGTTATGACTTCATAGTGCCGTCTTTCCGGCTGTCAATTAACTTTTACGATGTTAATCCAATCGTCTTTTCACCACACTGAGGACACAGAGTATTTAAAAATCATCTTCTTCTGATTCGTCATCAAATAAATCAGCGCTTGCAACTTTAGCATCAGAGAAGGTTTCGCCATCTCTCTTGAATTGAACACCAAGGAGATTACATAGAATTTGTTTACCGCCTTTTTTATGATCTGAATACCAGAAGTCAAAAATAGCATTGACGTAACATCCAGCATAAACTTTGTCATCTTCTTCGGTAATGGGCGAACGGTCTTTATCGAATACTGGAATGCGTTTGTTCGATGAGCCTTTAAGCGCCATCATACCTTCATAGCCATCAACGTCTTTGGTATCGCCATCTTGAAAACAAGTTAGTTTAAGACCTTTAGGCGCACCGTCTTTAAATGTTTGCGCAATGAATTTATCAATTGCCGCTTGAGTAATTTTATGATTCTTGCTGTCTTTTTCCATTAGGACGGTAGCTTCGAATTTTGTTTCCTCTCCTTCAAATACTGCTTTTCTGAAAAGAGATGGGAATGATAAACGAACGTCGCCTAATTTAATTAATGTTTCTGACATTTTAGCCTTCTTGCTTATAGCGTTATGGTTTTGGGATTAGGTGAGGATGGGTTATTGATAAATCGCCAATTAAGTGATTTCCCATCCTCGTTTTAACTTAACCGGAGAGATAAGTTGAGTTAAGTTTAGATTGATTTATTACTTGTGTCAATCGTCAAATTCAGAAAAATCATTTGCAGAAACTGACAACGATTTTCTTGGATCACTTTCTGGCACAACGGTTGGTTTGCCCGATTTTTTAACTATCAGATTTTCAAAGTCTTTTATGGTTTTCTTGCCTACTAACTTTTCGAATTTAGCCACAGAAATAAAATTCATTTCGTAAAGTTCCTCGTCTGTATGGTCAATTCGTAACGCACTTTCTGCCTCATCAATATTTGCCCAATCGCGTGAACTGCGACCTTCGACAAGTTTGTAGCCGGTAAACCCATCGCCACATTCTAAGCGCTCTCTGACGTGTTCTTCAATGGCACTCAGCCATGATTTAATCAGTGTTGCGCTACTCAGTGCAAGGTTAAGCTCTGCGTCGGATAACCGGTTTACACTGGGTAGCTCGTCGAAAAAACCAAACTCGTTTTGAATGGCATTTTCTGTGTAGCGCATAAGCTCTGGGCATCGTGCTTTGTGCTTACACCATTGACATTGCTTCTCACCAGCAGTCAGTGGGGCGTTTTCCTGCATAGCCAATTCTGCTCGCTCTTTTACCCACTCACCAAATGCTAGTAACTCATCGATACTTATTGTCAATTCATCAATATGGTCTAGTCGCGGTTGGTAGATAATCATTGTGATGGTCTTGATATCTTCGAGCATACCAAACTCGCTATAGACTCCTAGCGCGTAGATTTTGGTTTGCGTAGTATCAGCATAAACTTTCACGCCTTTACCGTACTTCAAGTCGATAATCGTTACGTTATCGTCATTTAGAATGATGCAATCGGCTGTACCAAACCCGTCCTGCGCGTACTCGCTGTAGTCGAGTTTTTGCTCATAGATTTTATGACCTTTGTGTTCTGCAATGAAATCCATGTAATCATTTACATGGTGGCACATGGCTTTATCTACTGTTATCCAGTTTGTTTCGGGTAATTGCTTACCTTCAAAATCAAACGGATTGAGATCACCTTTCAAGCATATCTCTGCAAGCTCATGCGCTGCCGTGCCTTCGTCTGCAAATGCGCTACGGGATTCCTTATAAGGCTTTTGCGCTGCGACGCTACCGGAGCAATATAGCCAAGTGGCACTTCCACTTGCGCTCAGTAAAGAGTGTTTAGGTGCTTCTTCATTAGACATTGAAGCTCTCCAAGAAGTTATAAAATTCAGCATAGTGTTTAGGCGCAAGCGTCATTGTGCTGGATGCACCCAGTTCAGTTAACTTATCTATAATGCTATCTTTAGGAACAGCGTTGCGTTGACGCAGTTCAAGCGCCATTTCTTTTAATAGTTTTGATGTTATGAGAAGTTCAGGTTCTTTTACTTCTTCAACAGGTTCTTCAGCGAGTTCTTCCACTTCTACTTCTACAGGCTTTTCTTTTTTCTTTACTACTTTAGGTTTTACTTGTTCGGTTACTTGTTCAATGGCTGTTTTCTTAGTGCTAGATAATCCTGCTCTGCCTTCATCTCTATCTACTTTCATCGCTTTGTTCATTGCTTCGTGGTGCTGTATGTCAGTGATGATTTCAACAGTTTCTTTGTTATCTTCAATAATTGCAGGTGCTAACGTTTCATCAAGCGTTTTGACAACATCCTCAAGTCTGAATTTGAACGCAGTTGATTGCTTAGTTAGCGTTTCATGAATACCGTTACTGATACCTGCTTTGATAATTTCATCCGTTTGCACTAAGCGCTCTGCCACTTCATGCAATAACTCATAGCTAAACTGAGTGTTTGTGCCATGTATTAATGAGAGTGAAATGAATTCACCAAGTTGGGTGTTTGTGAGTATTGTTAAATCATTCATTGTGTTTTTCCTCTGTTGTTGTAAAATGAGAGTCAATCTTAACTTAACTCACAAAGAGATGCAAATGGAAAATGAAGAATTTTATGACGGTGTGACCGTTGATGATGTGGTGCAGTGGTTTGGTGGTGAGCAGGTTGTGTTAGCAAAGAAGTTAGGCGTCACTAAAGCAGCGGTGTCGTATTGGGTAACTGAAGGAAAGATACCGGCAAACAGGGCGATACAGGTTGAGCAATTAACCGATGGGGCAATTAAGGCAGTTGATTTACCAATAATTAAAAGATAACGAGGATTGTTTATGGTGGAGTCTACTAAAACGTACCGCATAAGTCGCGGGGATAAGAACAGCGCTGTCTGTCGCAATAAAGAGGTGACGTGGGAGCGAATTTGTACGGTACTTGGTAAGCACAAAGTTGCAAAGACCAAAGAGCAGGAAGGCTGGTTCTGTGGCGGTGGGTTCAGTGGTGGTTATCGCAACACGGAGAACCTGCTCGGACGTTCACTTTTAACCATTGACGTTGATGAATGCGCAATGACTAAAGGAGAGATTGAGTTCGAGCTGGAGATGACCGGCTTTGCGCTGGTTGCGTACTCAACATGGCGTAGTACAGATGACGCTAATCGCTTTCGTATAGTGCTACCACTGTCACGGGAGGTTAGCGCGGAGGAGTATGTTGCCGTGATGCACTGGTTCGCGTCGGAGTTTAGCAGTTTTATTATTGATGACAGTGCTTTTAAGCCTGCTCAGTTTATGTATATGCCAAGTGTTAGCGCTGGTTCGATTGAGTCGGCTTTCGTGATGGTGATGGAAGGCAGTGAGGTTGATGTGGATGTAGCGCTTGCCTTTCCTGTTGAAAAGCTGGTGCAGGGAACTGTCAAGGAATACTTGACAACTGAATTCGATGTGGATGATACGGATGATGACGCGGATGATATGCAGGGACTCTCGCTTGCACTCGCGCATGAACCAATTGATGTCAGTGATGCACTGGTTGAAGCCAATCTCGATGCACTGGTTGAATCGGCAGGTGATTACTCGACGTGGATTACCGTCGGGCAGGCATTGCATCATCAATATAGAGGATCGGATGAAGGGAAGTTGCTTTGGCTTCACTGGTCTGCTAACTCGGATAAGTTTAACGCGGCAGATATTGACCGCAAGTGGCAATCATTTAAGACGGAAAAGAAAGTACGCCCGTTGACGTTTGCCACAGTGATTAAGATGGTCAAGGACAGTGGGGTAAGTGTTGGGGAGATTGTCGAGAAGCAGGTGAAAGAAATCTTTGTCACTGGGTCGGAAGGTCTGTCGGTTGATAATGACCGTGCGTATGAGGATGTGCGCAATAAGTTGCGTAAATTACCACTCAGCGCTGTGACATTAACCAAGCGTCAGCAAATCGCACAGGACATTTACGACCGCTGGGGTAAAGGTGAGGGGATGACGAAGTCAGCCATTGTTCGTGAGCTTTGCCCACCGAAGAAGGGCGGACTGGTTGTTGAGGAGATGCCGTCGTGGTTGAACAACTGGGTTTATGTACAACGACCAATGGAGTTTCATAACTTAAAGCACGGCTACTCTATCAAGCGCGAAGCATTCAACGCGGAGTTTGATCGCATGGATGAATGCGTCGCAGCGGAAAGATCAGCATCGTCGATGGCGCTCGTTGATTGGAAAATGGATACAGTCATCGATACCATGTACTGGGCGAGTAAGAATGATGGGATTTTCGTTAATGATAACGATGGACTGCGGTATGTAAACTCGTATAAGAAGCGCGGTGTGTTGCCATGTGAAGTGATGGACGACGATGGGTTGCGTGTTGTGGATATGATGCTCAAGCACTTGGAATTTACGCTGGTTGAACCTAAAGAAAGGGCGATACTGCTGGACTGGATGTGCCATGTTGTGCAAAACATTGGTAGCAAGGTGAACTGGGCAGTGCTTTTGCAGGGTACGCAAGGTGGCGGTAAAACATACTTTACTCGCATTTTGCAGGGAATACTTGGGTCGAATGCCACGCAACTTTATCCTAAACAGTTCACGAAAGGGACGTTTTCGGGATGGGCGTATGGTTCAGTGTTGAATATTGTTGAGGAGATAAGACTATCTGGTGATAACCGCTGGTCGATTATCGATACTATGAAGCCATACATTACAAACGAAACGATACAAATTGAAGAAAAGTTTTCTAACTCTCGGACTGTTCCGAATTTCACGTCGTATTTTCTTTTGACTAATTACCAAGATGCTTTGCCGATTACCAATGGTGATCGACGTTATTGCGTTTTGTATAGTCGCTGTCAGTCGGAGGAACATTTGTTTGCACTGCTTGGTGGTGAGCAGGAAACCAACAGGTATTTTGAGAAACTGTTTTTAGAAACTGATAGGCGGATGGATGCGCTTTGCCATTACTTTATGAATAGAAAGATAAGTCCAGACTTTTCAGCGAAAGGGCGAGCGCCTAAAACCTTGTCGCGTGAAAAGATGATCGGCTATTCTGTATCGCATGAATTTGAAGAAGTGAAAGATTTGATTGCGCATTACCATTGTGAAGTCATTAACGAAAACATAGTCGATATTACATTGCTGGGGAAACTTAATTTTGAGGAGTTTGAACCTTCAGTTTTAAAGCTCCCGAAAACGTCAGCGCTAACTCGAATACTTTTACAAATTGGCTACGAGAAAGTTCACAAGAGAATCGATGTACCGACAAGCGATGGAGGGCGGAAAAAACACACGATTTGGCGTAGAAGCACGTTTGACGAGAATGAAGCAATCAAGAAAGTTAAGGAGTATTACAAGATTTAAGATTTTAAACAGTGTCGCAGACATAAAAAGCAAAATTTTGTCTGCGACAAACTAACTATGTATTTGCTACATAGTTTTAAACTCACTATGTAGCACCCTCTAACCCTTATATTATCTACCTTTTCTACTCTCTGCGACATAGTAGACATAGTTTTGTATAATAATTGGTTAAGAGAAATAATTAATAAATTGGCTAAAAAATGAATTGATTTATAAAAAATATATAAATAGAAAAAACTATGTCCAGTGTGTCGCTTTGTCGCAGACAAAAAAGCCGGTAGTTAACCGGCTAATATTTTATTCTGATTCTAGTCCGTGGTTTTTCGGATCATATTGCCTATGTCCAGCACGACCACCACAGCCTTCACATTGAACAAAAACATCTAACACTCTACCATCTTCATCAACGTATGTTTTTGCACCGTCCATTGGATTGAGTGGCGCTGTCATATCGCAACCACAATCTAAACATTTGTCATACGGCAGTGAGCGGTATTTTTTGAATTCCATCATCGTCCGAATTGCTAAACTCACAAAAGCCGATTTTGATTTGAGTCCAGCGCTTTCAAGAAAATCAATTAAATCTCCCTGTATTGATAATTGATAATGTCTGGATTTTTTACGCGGATCAATCTTAGGTCTACCGCGTGAAACTTTTAAGGCTTTAGGAACTTTTACTTTCATGGCTTTTTTAGCGAATAACATTTTTGATTTCTCCATACTCTGCTTCAAGTGATTTCCATGCGGTAACATATTCTTTGTATGCTTGAAATAAATGAACATCTTCATCGTAAAGCATTTGAAGATAATCACTTGGTAGCGATTGAATGTATTGTTTATATGTCATCATCATTTTTATTCTCCAGTTTCTTCAAAGATTCTAAACATCTCGCTGATTTCTGCTTCAGTGTAACTCATAGGGTTACGGTCTTTTGGTGTAGGGTTTTTTAGTGATTCTAAATGCTTATCTAGGTAGCTGGTGTATGCCATTTGATATGACAGTTCTTTATCATACGTTTTATAAAAAAAATGAGCCGGTATTGTGGCGGGATGTATTTTTTCTTTAAATTCTTCAAATGTTAATAACATGGCTTATTCTCCGGTGTAAATATAAATGCGTTGTTTGTCGTTATAAATTGGCAATCCTTTGCGGTCATAATGGCGCACAATTTTAAAACCTATCTTTTTACCATTTGCTGTGAAGTAGTCTGTTTTTGATCCGTAAACCATTCCCCACTGACCAATCGATAAAGTCATCCGATAGCGTAAGTTAGGAAAACAGGTGCGGCATTTAGCTGAAAATTCGTTATTGTTATCAAGTTTGAATAATGACATGGCTTATTCTCCCCAAATGATAATTAGTTCAGCTACAAAAATTACAGTAAAAATTGTTGTAAGGATTGATCCAACTACTACGTCATAAAATGTATTCATGTTATATCTCCGGTTAAGTTAATTAGTGCAATAGCGCACTGCATAGCGCCCTAAATTAAGGCGCTACACGCTGAACTATTCCCAGTCGCTGTAATCTTCCAGCACGTCAACTACACGTCCGCTAACGTCGATTAAAGCACCATTTTCATCAAGTATTTGCGTGTGTATCATGTCACCAATGTCTTTGCGTTTTTCGCTACGAACTACAGTGTCATTGTCTAGCAAATAAGTGTAAAAGCTCATTTTTATTCTCCGGTTAAATGTAGTCTAATTCTTTAGCGATACGACGCAATGCCGTTTCGATATGATTATCATCGAGATACTGATAAAGAAAATCAGTGGCGGTAAAATGTAACTTAGCTGCTTTAAACAGTCCCCAAATGAAAAACTTTTCTTTGTTTTTTCCAAGATCGTTTGCTTTGAATGCCAGCATTTGATCGCGTGGCAATGCTGCGATAGCGTCTTTCATGATTTGATAATGTGCCTGTTTCATTTTCATGCTTGTACTCTTCCTGCTTTGTAATCGCGGATATATTTTTTAGCAATGTCTTTTGACTTAGTTAATGCTACTAAGCCGCAAGGAAAGCAAACAGACATGATAGACTCTCCGTTATAAACAGCTCCGCAGATATATTCACCTTTGTAAAATACGCTCCAGCTTGAATGAATTAGGTTTGTTTGGCGACGTGCATCAAGTGTAGACTGATAAGTTTTATTGAGTTTCATTTTATACTCTCCGATTATTTTGCGATTTCATTAATAAATACAACATCATTATGCGAATAGCACAAACGGCAATCATTGCATTTTTGACTGCAATTGATATCGACGTTAGCTGATAAATCACTTTTTTTATGTGCAGTGAAAACTTTATCGTATCCAGCAGGCAGGCGATCCACTTTATTAAGTTTAGTGCTAGAGTGAATTAATATCACGTTAGCTGGTTTGCTAACCATTGATAGCACTGCTTTTATTAAATCTTTGCGTTTAGTCCAAAAGCCGAACGTGGTTTCTGGGTTTTTACGCGCAAGATTAAAATAGTTAAGTACATGAATTTCATTATGTACTTCGCCAAATGAATCGAAACGAGCAATAGCAAAATTTAAACGCGGTAATTCGGTATCGAGCAAAATGCGTTTATAAATATCAGCATTGCGCTCTAATGCGTTCACCAAGTTTGGATATCTTTTTTCTGTAGTAATCGAATAGCATCTAGTGCAAATCAGTGATTTGTCGTTTGATCCATTCATTTTAAGGCAGAAAGGATTTGAACTGGCAGGTGTATTAAAAGAAGGGATATCTTGCATTTTTGCAGTTCCCATTGTCATGTGGAGTTTAAACATTGTCTATACTCCATGCTGTGAATGCTGAAACAATCGTATCGTCACAAGCAACTCTGCCTGTGTGATTGCCATCTACTAAAAAAGTAGAATGAAATATAATGTCAGCGCGTTGCCAATCCATATCATCTACGATATGGAAAAAGTCAAAATCACCATCTAAAATCATTAAGCCAATCATGTTTGTTCTCCGGTTTAAGTTAATTAGTGTAATAGCACACTGCATAACGGCTTAATGTGTAAGCCGTTACACGCTGAACTATTTATCAGTTAAGAAAATATAAGGTTTTTGAAATTTACCGATATTTATATCAATATAAAATCCAACGTCAAAATAGTCCGCCATGCTGTCAGAATTATTATGATTACCAGCATTTAAAATTAAAAACGCCTTTTCTAAAAATTCTAAAGATTTACTACCTGTTTTAAATTGATCTTTTAAATAGTAGTGATTTACAGTTAAATATTTTTCTCCATCACTGAAGAAACCTGTTTCACATTGATATTCGTTAAAAAAATCAATTTTACCTTTTGAGATATTCAAAACGATTGTGCTGTAATTATTGCGGGCGACGGTAACAGTCACATTATATTCTTTACCTAAAGCGCGTAATTCGAGAGTTTTAGCGTTTTTTTCGTCTTTGCTTATGTAAGCCATGTTATTCTCCGGTTTAGTTATTGGGCTATTTTGCTTTTAATGCTGCTTCTTTTAATGCGCAGCCGTCTTGCATCGAATCTAAATGGCATCCGATTGTTAACCAGCGGACAAAATTAAATTCGTCAACTGATCCTTTTGCACCATCTAAAATAAAGTATTTCATGATTGTTCTCCGGTTTGGTTAAAAGTTAACGCTTGTCGCGTTGGTGATAAGATATTCGATGTAATTTTAATAATCAACAAAATTATTTTAGTTAATTAGTTTTAATAATATTGTTTAGCGTAAAATTAATAGTCTATTTTGCTATGTGCTTGATTAAATTGAGGAAAACAGAACGATAGCGATTCGCTATTATCCTTTCAGCTCCTCCGCAATCATTGCCGGCAGGCTTCAAGCAAAGCATCCTCTGCGGCACAAATCAGCAGGCACAAAAAACCTTAAAGGTATTGCCTGGTGATAATTACCTGCTAAAATTCAATTGCCATCGTGGCTTTTATTTAACTTATGAGGTTTCAAAATGGATATTATCCAAATCAAAAAAGAATTGCGCATTGACTCCCGCCTACTTGCTGGTCAATTAGACCATCGTCATCGAACCATATTTGCATCAATAACAAAGTACGAAAAAGAATTAGCCTCACTTTCACTGATGCGATTTGAAACGGAGGCAGTGAAAGTAGAAGGCGAACGCGGTTATAAAATTCAAAAGTTTGCCCTACTCACAGAGGATCAATGCTATTTCGTCTTAACCTTAATGCGAAATAATCCGAACGTCGTAGCGTTGAAGTTAAAACTGGTTAAAGCCTTCCGAGATGCTAGAAAGCAAATCGCCAATCGAGATATGGCGCGGCTACAAGGTAAGCAGGTGCGCAGAGATGAAACAGACGCAATCAAGGAACTGGTAGAATACGCGACGGCTAACGGTTCTAAGAACGCGCAATTCTATTATCCCAATATCACTATCATGACAAACAAAGTCATTGGTATAGATAAAGGTCAACGTGACACGCTTGATACACGCCAATTATGTGTTCTACAAATGATCGAAACGGCTATTCGTATCGCTATTGGTGACGGCTTGCGGGAACAACTCCCCTATGATGACATTTACCTGCTATGCAAAGACAGAGTAAGCGAACTGCAACCGCTCCTCAAACTAAACTAGTAAGCACAAAAAAGCCTGTAGGTTTAAATTCCTACAGGCTCATCTAACTTAAAACAAATAAAACGTTTTACCTGCTAATTACCTTAGCATTTTTTACCGCCACCACCTTTACCGCCTTTGCCTTTTTTCATAGCCATGTTGATCACCTCCTTTTTTCTGACATGGTTCTATTATAGTATTGATATGATACAATCGCGCAAAATCTTTACACTTCATTTTTACTCCATCGTCGTGAGGACGTTATGACAATCAAACAAATAAACTTTGTGGCGGGAGAATCATTTTCTCGTCGGCAAATGGATCAAATGGGATTGCCGATTGGCAACCCACATCTCCCTCCTTTCAAACAAAAGGAAATGCCTTTCTTCATCGCTCCAGCAGTCACAGCAGCAAGCGTAGCAATCGGCACAGCGGCAACAGTTGGATCAATGGCGGCAATTGGCACAGCGGTTTTAGCAACAGTGGGCGCAATCGGTACAATAGCGGCAGTAGCAGGAACAGCAATGAGCGTCGTCGGCATGGTAACAGGCGATAAAGGCTTAATGAAAATCGGTGCAATTGTAGGGTTAGCTGGTGGCGTGGCTTCGCTTGCATCCGGTGCTGTGGCTTCGCTTGCTGCCGGTGGGGAGTTTGCTATGGGAACGGCAGGTATCCAATCAGCTAATGCAGCTAATGCAGCAAGCGCAGCTGCTCAAACTTCAGTAGCATTAGGGCAAGCAGGCACAGCGGCAAGTAACTTAGCGGCAGTTACTCCCCAAGGATTAGCCAACGCAGCGCCTTTAACCAATCAAACTACAATGGGGCTAAGTGGTGCGGCATCCAATAGCCTATCGGCAGTCACTCCGCAATCGATAACTATGGCAGGGCAAGGTGGTACAGGATTGATGGGACAAGTAGGAAGTGGCTTAAATGCAGCAGGCGGCAATGCTTTAAATGCAATCGGTGCAAGCTCGGCAAGCAATTTAGCAGGCACGGCAGCGACATCTAGTGGCGGATTTATAGATAAGCTGCTAGGTAGCATGACTGAAAAAGATTATGTAATTGCTGGATGGGGCGCACTCCAAGGTGGGTCGGCAATGATGGATAAAAACTTAGCAAGCGCCAACGCTCAAAGGGAATATGAATACAAACAAGCGCAACGCAATCAGCGTACTGCTAATCTAAACAGTGTGCCGACTCTACGCAATACACTTGATGCTAATGCCGGCTTAAATGCTAACGCAGGACTATAGACAATGAAAAATAAAACAGATACTCCAGCAGGCAAAAGCTCAACAGGCGGCATGACTAATCAAATGCTGATTGATATCCAGCGCAATATTGAAGCAAAAGTATCGCCCGAGAATAAGCAGCGCTACAACAAAACGGTTCTAGCCGCTGAAACTCTAATGTTTGATCCTAAAACCCACCAGAACATGGAACTAGTCAAGAATCCAGACAGCCAACAAAACCTTGTTGAAACAGTTAGCAAAGGTGTTAGCGGCTTGATGTGGTTACTCTATCAGCAATCAAAGAAAAGCCTACCGGCAGAAGTGCTAGTATTCGCAGGAACTACCACTATCTGTAAAGTGCTAGACTTTGCCGAACGTGGTTTAAAGCTACCAGTCACTCCGGAAATCATCTCACAGACAACCAAGCGCACTACCGATAAGCTATTTGAGCAAATGGGCATCACGCCCGAACAGCTCAAAGCGGCAATTGCTCAAGGTAAACAAGAAATTGAGGATTACCAAACGCATCAAGAGTATGTTGGCAATAAGATGCAGGCAGTGAAGTCTAAAAGCACAGCGCCTAATAAACCAGTCAAGAGAGGTAAATAGTCATGGCTTATGGAATGTTAACCAGTTTCGCCTTAGGCGCTGCGCAAGGTCTAGGCACAGCGATGATAAATAAATACAGCAAGGATCAAGATGCTGAGATTAAAGCCAAAGCAGATGCAGAGCGTGAAGCACGAATTGAAGAAGCGGCTATTCGAACAGAAAGCAGAAAGAATACACGATCTGATTTTGAATATGATCGCAAAGCAGCGGATGAAACCATTACAAAGGCTGAAGAACGTCAAGCCAAATATGATGAAGAACAACGTAAAATACGCGAAGCCAATGATCCTAAAAACCTGTCTGCTCAAAAAACAGAAGCAGAGATTGCAAAAATAAAAGCCGATACTGGTTTATCTGAAAAACGCGCAGAACACGTCGGTAAAGGCGGTAGGGATAATGGGGATGATGATGCTACACCAGAAGGCGGAATGCGTAAAAAAGACCTTATCAGAATGGAAGGCGTTGACGAAAACGGTCACAAAGTAGTCTATTGGAAAAATATCAAGACTGACAAAATAATTAAGGATGAACCTGTTATTACAAAGGCAGACGCGAAAGCGGCAGATAAGGAAGCAGTTAGAAAAGCCAATGAAGCCACAGGTTCTAAATATACAAATGCTCAAGAAGTAATTGGCGCTGAAGAACCAAGCTCTAGTTGGATAGGTAATAAAACAAAAGGAATGCTAGGTACGTCAGATGAAGAAGCCAAGGCAGAAGCCAAGGCAGAAAAACTTAAAAGGGAAAAATGGTTAATGATTTATGGTAACTCGCTAACTAAAAAACCTGCTCCGAATAAATCACAATTCACTCTTGAATCAGTAACAGGCGAATAAACTATGGCTATTTTTACTTTTAAAGCACCCAATGGGAAAAGATACACAGTCAGTGGATCAGAAGGCGCGACACAAGAAGAAGCACTGGACTATCTAATAGCAAATTGGGATACACTACAAGATTTTCCAGTAACATCGGATGCTGAGAAAGAAAAAGTAGCCGAACAACCTGTAGAAACTTCCATAGCGCAAGAGCAACCTGTAGTGCAAGAAACAGAGCAACCTGTAGCAGAACAGCCAGAAAGCGAAAGCGGTGATTTTTCAAGAGGTTTTCAAACAGCCTATAAACAATTACCGCAATTAGGATACGGGTTAGAAGCAGGCGCTTTAGCGGCAGGTGAAAGTATATTGGGCGAAGGCGGTAAACTTACTGAGCTTAAAAAAGAAGCAGTTTCTAAATACGAACAAGCCGGAAAAGAATTAGAAACCATTTCTAAACCAACTGATTCGCCAACCTACTCATTTGAAAAAGCAATGGAAGGTGATTACGGTAGTTTAGTTGATACGCTTCAATACGGCTTAGGTTATGGCGCAGCTCAATTAAGTCAAGGCGGCATTGCATCACTTGGTGGAAAACTTGTAGGTAAAGCAGTAGCAAGAGCCACAGCCGAAAATATTGCTGAAAAAATGGTAGCTGAAGAAGCGGCTAAATTATCTGCGCAAACAGGCGCTGAAGCATTGACCCAAGAGCAATTGAAAGCAGCAGCAACACAATCAGTAGCCAATAAAATGGGAGATGTTGGTAGTAAAATTGCCATTGGATCACAAGCATTTGGAATGGAAGCCGGTGAGATTGGTGGTGAATTAGCCAAGCAATCAGTGGATGAAAACAGAACTTTAACTAATGAAGAAGTTGTTAAAGGTTTGGGTTCAGCAATTGCCGCGACTGCTTTGGAATATGGCGCAGATAGGTTTACTCTTGGCGCGTTAATGGGCAGAGGTTCGTTAAGCGATGTAGGTCAATACACTACAGGCGTAAAAGGTAAATTAGCGCGTGGCGCGGCATTAGGCGCATCCGCAGGCGGTGTTGAATTTGGAACTGAATTCTTCCAATCTGGTATTGAGCAATACGGTCAAGGTAAAGACATATTAAGCAATGAGTCACTTAGAGAAGATATTGATTCGGCTATTCTAGGAAGCATTGGTGGTGGAGCGGCAGGCGTGGCAGGTGGAATGTTATCATCTGCTAAACAAAAACCAGATACCGTTAATCCAGAAGGCACACCGATTGCAGAATCAATGCTACAAGGTGGATTACCAACAAGTGAGCCTACTCAACCTCAAACAGAATCACCAGTTACCGATACTTTACGAGCCTATACGGATATTTTCAAAGATGAGAATTTAAACCCTGTCCCACCTACCCAAACGGTAGATACCACAGCGCCTATTGTGGACAATGAAACTATTGCTAAAGATGTAATTAATTCAAATACACTTGATGACGCACTCCAAACATTCAACAATACCGTAGAAGCAAACACCTACGGGCATGAAGTGAATATGGAATATGCAAATAAAATTGCAGACAGATTTACCGGTAAAAAAGAAATTGAAATTCAAGATAAGGATTATCAAGATTCAGTTCAATTAGAAAATCAGCTTTCAACTGTTAGGGATGAGCTTGCTTATAAGAAATTCCAAACAGCATTTGAAGAATCAAATCAACAGGCATCAAAAGAAGAATTTGATGCGTTAGTTGAACAAGAAATTCAAGATAAAAATCAACAACTTAAATCTGTTTTAGACCAACAATCAACGCAAAAAGCGCAAAGATTTGAAGCCAGTGTCCCATCAACTAATACCGTTATTGAAAATGAACAATGGGCAAGAACTCGTAACAATCGTAATGCCGTTATTCAAATGGTGTTTGATAGAAACCTACCTGCCGAAAACATTTTTCCAGCGATTAAAGCTGAATTAAAACGTCAAGGGTTTAACGATACGCAGTTATCACAAGACGATATTGAAGCCTATACGTTTTTAAAAGAATACCCGCAAGCAAATGTTCAACCTTCACCGCAAGTAATCCCAACATCAGTAAATGAAATGGATGTTGAATCGCTAATCAAGGAAAAACCTCAAGCAATTCAAACTGAGCAATTATCGCCTGCGTTATCAAAAGTAAATGAATGGGTAAACAATGGGGCTACTTATAAAAATGGGATGCTCTTTGATTCTAAAGGTAAAAAGTTTGTACTTAACAAAGCTCAACGTGCCTACTATTTAATGTCGCGCTCTAGTCCATTGATGCAAACACCTGTTGCTATGGGCGAAGGCACTGTTGAAACACGTCAAGGTCAAGACCAGATTAGTGGCGTGGAAGAATTTAATGCACCAATTGCAGAAACGCCAACAGCAGAAATGCCTGTAACCACTTATTACAATGAGCCTAATGGTAAATATTACGGTGATGTAAAAGAAGTTAGTAAAATAATGCCGCAAGAATTAAAACCACTTAATCAAACTGAAATTAATTGGGCGATTAGTTCTCAAAAAGCAAGCGGTAAATCTGAAGAAGAATGGGCAAAAAGTGTTGATTTGAGCGAACCCATTAAAGCTACTATTTATAGCGATGGTGAAATAAAAATTCAAGATGGTCATCACCGATACTTGGCTGCAAAGATTTTAAATGAACCTTTGAATGTTGAATTGAAATCAATCAATGCTAAAAATCAAATATTAAATGATGCAATTAATCGAATTAACAAAGATGTTTCACAAACTACTGTAACAGAAACGCCAACAGCAGAAACACCTGTAGCAGAAACTCCAACAGCAGATTATGAAACAAGAAATTCGGATCGTATTGCACGAATTAAGGAAGCAATTACACCAGAAGAAATACAATCAATTTATGCTGAAGAAACATCAGATAATGAGCGTCATTTTGAAGGAACTCGTAAAGCTGAGATTGCTGTAAAAGATAAGTTAAATAACTTAGAAAGAGAATCGGCTAATAAAAAAGAAGATGAAGCGTATGCTGCGGGTGAATGGGTTTTTCATTTCCCGACCAATTCACTAAGTGATGCAAATCAAATGGCAAAATCTATGGAAAAGATAGAGCCTAAAAATGAATATAGAGTCGTGCCTTGGCAAAATGATAGCTACTTAGTACAAAAAAGAAAGATTGAAGCAACACCAACAGCAGAAATACCTGTAGCAGAAATTGAAAAAGCAAAACAACGTGTTGATAATGTAGATAATTCTATAAATGGAAATAAAACTGAATCGTTTCACGATATTATTTTAAGTACACCTGCTGAATATAGAAACGAAATTACTGATTATATTTTGACTTCAAAAAAACGACCTACTCATTTAACGGGGAGTTTGAATAAATCGCTATTAGCTGCTAAAAAATTAGATGAATTGAAAGCTGGTGAATCGTTAGCAACAGAAACGCCAGTAGCAGAACCCAAAGGAACAATCAACAACCCTATTCTTAGAAAGAACGGTAAGCCATTTACTAGTCCGCAAGGAGCGCAAACGCATATTCGCACCAATCCAGAATTATCTAAGGATACTCACACTTGGGTAAAACTTGGCGATGAGAAATACGGTATTGTCACTGAAGATCAAGTGGTTAGAAAACCAAGAAACCCTGCGGCTAATTTAAATAGAGTAAATGGAACTGAAGAACTCAAAGTTTTAATTGGAAAACTCGGAGGACTTGATAGAACTGAAATGGCGGATCGCGGATTTACTGACTATAAAAAGAATATTCGTTTATTCAATAATGGCGCACGTTCTCGTACATTTGACGATATGGCGACCCTTCTAAATGAACAAGGTTTTAGTGATATCAATGGAGCAAATGATTTAGAAACAGCGCTATGGGACTCACTAAACGGTAAACCCTACTATGGGTATGAAGGCATTGATAATGCTGTTGCCAAAATGTTAGCCGATAGAGAGGATGATTTAGAACAGCAACAACAAGATAAACTTTTAAATACCTATACAAATGAAGAAGTTAACGCAATTTTAGATGCAAAGACGCAAGCTGAAAAAGATAAAATCATTGCAGATATTAAAGCAGAAAAGAAACGTAAAGCTGATTTAGAAGTTGATACAGTAGTTGATGAAATGCTCGGTAAAGGCATGACAACTTCTGGTGATTTGTTTGCACCAGAACGTAAGGGCAAAGCTACCGTTGGGCGTGAAGTGACAATTGAAGGTGAGCAACTTGCTAACTCTCCACTTGAGCTTAAAAAACTTTATCCTAATCATTGGTTCTATGGGGATAAAGGCGCTCAAAGTAAATTTGATGAAACTGAAATTGATTATGAAACCCAATACCCTAATCTCGAATCGGTTTCATTAATCAATACAGATAGCAATATTGGTGGATTCTACGATCAAGTTGAGCAGGCTATTTATCAAACAAGCCAATCTGATCGCACCACATTACATGAACTCGGTCACGCTATTCATCACCAACTACTGAATTACCGCAAATTGACTGAGGATGAACGCGCTACACTTAAAGAATTAATTCTAGGTGATGCGGAAGCCAATCATCCTTATTTAGCAAGTGATAAAGAGCTTGTGGCTGAATTCAATCTGTATGCGCACGTTTTCCCAGTCAAAGCCAAAGCCTATGCGGAAAACCTTTATAAAGAGCTTGTAGACGGCAGAAAAGATGTAAGCATTAAGTTAGGTAGCCAAGATAATAAAGCACTCACAGCAGCGCTTAAACAGGCGAATGTGACTATTGAGAAAGGGTATGGGGAGGAAACTGATAATCTCAAAGATCAAAATAGAAAAACATCTGATTACGTTAAAGAAATTGATGATTACACCAAGAAAGAATATGTAAAACAAAAACTTGCAAGTAATCCTAAAGGTGATGTAGAAGAAATTACCAAACAAGCTGAACGTGAACATAGAGCCGCTATTGAATTAAGAGTAGCTGAAGGATGGGGCATATATGGCGCAAACTTTGAAGACTACCTAGATATTTGGGAAAAAAGAGATAGCCTTAGAAAGAAATATAAAGAAAAAGAAGCCAAAGCAAATTACACATCAAAATTAAAAGAAAGTAGTCTTGAAAATAGACGTAATAAATTTTTGGAAAATATTAATGACCCATCTGCCGACAAAACATATAAAGATAGGTTTTATAAAGAAATAGATAGTTTGGTAAAGTATTTAGGATTTGAAAAATTTAAGAATACAGGTGTCTTTACTATTTTTAAAAATAGTAAAGATGAATATCTTGTATTTAACAATCCAAATAATTTTTTAGATGACCCTAATATGGTGGCTTTTGATAAAAAAGGAAATACCCTTCTTGAGGGAAGCCTTCGTGATTTTGCCAAAGCCTTGTCAATAAATGGGTTTGGGAAAAATCATAATGGGTTTTCAGAAAACGATTTAAAACAAATAGCCGGTAAAATAAAAGAAGTTTACGGAGATTTATCAAAACTAAACGGCATAGTTTGGCTGTACAGTAAATATTCTCCTAAAAATATTAATGAATTTACATATGATCATCCCCGATTTGGGTACGATAGAACTGATATCTTCAAATACGAAATGTCAAAGGCTATTCCTAATTTAATTAAACCATCAAGTTTAAAATTCAGCAAAGCCAAATCGCAGCAACGCCTTGCACCTAATGGTAAACCATCAAACTTAAATGCGGTTCAATACGAGCAAGTTAGAACACCAGAATTTAAAGAGTGGTTTGGTGATTGGGAAAATGATCCAGAAAATGCGTCTAAGGTTGTTGACGAGAATGGTGAGCCGTTAGTGGTTTATCATGGAACAATATCTGACTTTACTGAGTTTTCAAAAAAAGCTCAAAAACAAACTAAACTTTTAAATGACGGAGTATTTTATTTTTCCGCAAATCCTAATTTAGCAAATAAATTTGCTAAAAATATAAAATTGGACAATAAGGCATTTGAACTTTGGCAAAATGCAATTGATGATGAAGATGAAGATTACGCTAATTTAATGTTTGAACAAGCAGAAGAAAACGGTTATGTGATACCAGTTTTTCTTAATGCTAAATTTGTTATTTCAATTAATAAAAATAATAGTCAAATTCGTGCATATACAGAAAGCGAAGGACTTGATACAAAAGAAAGCATTGCTATAGATAAATTAAAAAATGGCAATACACAGGGTGTTATTTTTAACAATGCACTTGATGCAGATAATGTTGTGTCTGACCTATATGTTGTATCAGAACCTAATCAAATCAAATCCGCCACAGGTAACACAGGTGCGTTTAGCAAAGAATCAAATGATATTCGATTCAGCAAAACAGCTAAAAAGGTTTTAGATGAAAACCCATTGGCTATCATTCACAATCTTAGTTTAGGTAACTTAGCTCATGCTGACAAGATGGGTGGTATCGCTGTACCTAGTGTAGCAATAGTTAATCAAAAATATCCCCTAAGTGGATTTGGTGAAATTACTTTAATTGGTAATACCTCACAATTTGCCCCAGAAGTAAACGCTAAAAATAAATACTTTAATGCAGATGTGTATTCTCCACGTTATCCCCAAGTAACTTATGTTGTTGATTCCAAAACACTTAATAGTGCAAATGAATCGTTATCAGACGATACTAAAGAATTGGCAAAAGCAATTGGCTATAGAGGTTTAATTAACGCATCGTCTATTGAAGATAGAGGAGTGTTAAAAGGATTGCAAGATAGCGTGACTTTAAAATATGAGTTTTTAAAGTCAATTGGCAAAGCGCCTAAAATGCAATATAGACCCAACAAAACTCCACCTGCTAGTATGAAGAAATTTGTTTCTTCAAAAATCGATGTAATGGAATTAAAAAATGACTTTACATTTGTACAAGCAGTTGTGGATATTTTTAATGAGTCTATTAAAAAACGAAATGAAACTTTAGGCACATCAAAACCTTATATTGAAATCGATAGCCAACAGGCATCAAACTTAGCGTTTGATTATCAATATGCAATTAAAGAATTTCGAGATCAAAAAGGAGCGCAAAAATCAATTGATGATTATGCGACTTCTAAATTGATTCGTGAAAAAACCAATCAAGCTCAATACGAAAAATGGCTAGTTGAAAATTACAGTAATCTTGTATCTGACGAACGTATTTTTAATGGTTATACCAGTTCGGGTAAGCGCGTTTATTTACCGCACAATCTCGACACGGTTGTGAAGCTAATGACTAAAACCATAAAAGGTGGTGAAAACGTCAGTTATGGTATTGGTACAATTCGCGCATATACCGCAAAACAATTTAAAACTGTTAAGCAAATACAAGATGCTCGCGGAGATATTGTTAGTGATGAAAAATTAGCGCAATTAAAAGAAGAATTAGAATCTGAATTTAATTCTATTTCAGATGAATTAAGACCGTACTCTGATTATTCTGATCCTAGCGCGACGGACGCATTGAGTGATCTTGTATCAAAAGGCTTACGGGCATTTAAAGAATCTTACCAAAATGTACCCGAAGAAACGATGAGCAAAGTGTACAGTTTCTTAGATAAACTCAAAAATATGCCTGCGCATTATTTTGAAGGGAAAATTGGGCGAGCTGTTGATATTGGCGAATTCTCCGGTGCGTTAGTTCCAAAAGGCAAAGAGTATGATGAAGCGGTTAAAATCCTAAATGCTAATGGTATCACTAAAATTAAGCGTTATACCGAAGGTGATGCGCAAAGCCGCAGTGACGCGCTTTTAAACTTTAGTGATTTACTGTTTGGAAAAAATCGACAACCTGCTACCAATACTCACACCGAGCAATCTTTAAAAGAAGGTTTGACCAAAGCCGGTGACGATGCTTACGGTAAAGGATGGACTGATAGGTTACTTGGCACAGGGATGTTTAAGATTATCTCCGACGAGCAAGCTCAAGCAATTATTGAAAATGCAGTGGAAGTTAGTTACAGCAAAAACGGTGATATTGAAGCATTCTATAATCCTGCTGACGGTAAAACTTATTTTGTTGCAGAAAACATTGATAAAGAAAAAGATTTACATTATTTAATGATGCACGAAGTAAGTGTTCATGCGCTTAATATGGGCGGAAACAAAGATGAGTTTGAAGCAATTTTAAAACAAGTCGATAACTTAGTAAAAGTTAAAAACCCAGCGGCTGTTAAAGGTAGACAAGATGCCTTGGATGCAGATACTCCTCAAGAAGATTTGCGCGAAGAAACACTTGCCTATTTAATTAAATATGCGCCCAAACTCAAAATTGTTCAAAGATTCAAAGCATGGCTCAAAAATGCACTTCGCAATATGAGTAAGCTATTCCCTGCTTCGCAAAAGTTAGGATTTATTCAATGGGCAAATAATCTAAGCGATCAAGATTTGCTTTATATTGCTGAAGCGACATTGCGTAAAGCGCCAGAGATGTTGGTTGCGCAACGACAAGATACTGGGAATGTAAAATTCAGCCTTGCCCAAAACGAAGAAAACCTTTTCAATTTACCTGCTGAAACCAAGTTCCAATTTATGCGCAAATGGATTCAAGATGATTTATTGAGAATCCGCATTGTCATGGATAAGATTAGAGAGCAAGGCGGCAAAGTTGATGAAAGCAATGACGTGGTTCTTGCTATGGAAGCGGCTGGTAATATCGCAGCGAACCAATTGGAAAGTCTTAAAGAACGTTTCATTCAACCGCTAATTGATAGAATGGCGAAAATGAATGTAAACAAAGATGAAATTGGTTTACTTCTTTATGCTAAACACGCGCCAGAGCGCAATGCTTATATCCAATCCATCAATCCTAAATTCCGTAAATTAGGTGAAGGCGGTAGCGGTATGACTGATAAAGAGTCAGCGGCTATTATTGAAAGATATAAAGAAACAATGGGTGATAAATACCCAGAGTTTGAAAAGCTAGTTGATGATTGGCAAAACATTCAAAACATAGTTAAACGAATCTTAGTGCAATCTGGTGACATCTCTCCAGAGCAAGCGCAAGCATGGGACGATGGGTTTGATTACCATGTACCATTAAAAGGTTTTGAAGAAGTTGATGAGATAACCGGTAAAGCAACCAAGAAATCTAGCAATGGTAATATTGGACAAGGTTTCTCTATATCGGGTAAATTCGATAGACGCGCATTAGGTCGCCAATCTCGCGCTAATCAAATTGTCGAAAACATCGTTATGAATTTAGAAAGAGCAGTTATTCGTTCTTCTAAAATGTATGTGCAATCAGTGCTTTATAAGTTAATTGAAGATAATCCCGATGCTAATTTATGGGAAACTGAAGTTACTCCAATGAAACCTATTATGGGTAAAGCCAAAGCGCAATACGTCATGTATTTCCACGGTAGTGAAATTGGACAACGTGATACATTACGAGATGCTCGTCGCTACGTTGAAGCGGAAACAGAGCGAACAGGTCAATCTAAACGTGAATATGAAATCATCAAAGTAGGTGGTGAGCCACAAGTTACTTTGATGAAAAAACCTTATGACCAAAATGAAGAAATATCGTATTGGCGTAATGGTAAACAAGTTCGTATTACAGTTAACGATCCGGAATTTGTACAAGCGTTTAATAGACTAGGTGACGAGAACATTTATTCCATGTTTAAGGTCATGAGCGCTTTTAATAGATTCTTGCGTCATGCCTATACGATTTTAAACCCTGTGTTTATTATTGCAAATGGCGTAATGGTTGATCCAGCAGTCGCGTTATATACCAATACCGCTAGAAAAGGATTTAAATACGCATCCACCGTGTTAGCTAATACTCCAATGGCTTCCTTGCAACTTGCTAAATACATGGCAAAAGGAACATCGGGCAATGCGCAGTGGGATAACACAATCAAATCTTACCTTGATAACGGTGGTAAATCGGGAACAGCCTTTATTTCAAGCATTGAGCAAAAAGCTGACGAACTTAACTTAGCGGTTTTAAAATCAAAAATGATGGATACTAAGTTTTATGAGTATCCATTAGATAAGTTAAAACTCATGGTGGTAGATAATAAACTTGCTAACTTAATGAAATATTTAGGAGAAGTTGGCGAAACAGCAACCCGTTTATCCACCTTTAAAGTCGCTGTTGATAAAGGTATGAGTCCTCAAGAAGCAGCTAAAGTTGCACGAAATGTAACCATTAACTTTAATCGACGCGGTATTGCTGGTAGAGAACTTGGCGCTATGTATTTGTTTTTAAACGCATCTATCCAAGGCACTGAAAACTTAATTGATGCTACTATTCGCGGAGAGCATAAAGCGCAAGCTACCGCGATACTTTCAACTTACGTTGCATTGGGTTATTTAATAGCACTACTTGGTGGAGATGATGGGGATGATGATTTGATTCCCGAAGAAGAAAAAAATAGATATGTCAGCATTGTATTGGATAAAGAAACCGGACTTCGCGTCAATTGGAAACTTGCCTACGGCTTATCGTTCTTTAAGGATGTTGGTACAGCAATTTATAGAATACAAGCAGGAGGTGATGTGGAGAAAATTACCAATAAATTGATGTCATCTTTCTTTGGTAACTTTGCTTATGTCAATCCAATGGTGTCGGGAGAATGGGATTCTAAAGATTTAATAGCAGGTATGATTCCTACCTTTGGGCGAATTTCTTATTCGGTTATTAATAATAGAAACCAATGGGGTAAACCTATTTATCCAGAAGATGTTTACAACACCACTGTTCCAGATAGTGAAAAAGAATGGTCTACAACAAGAGGTACGATGTATTCCGATTTTGCTAAATGGATGAACAAAGTCACAGGCGGAACAAAAGTAGAATCTGGCTTGGTAGATATATCTCCCGAAACAATGAAGTATTTGACAAATGCGCTTACCGGATCGGCAGGAACGCAAGTTTATAAATTTGTAAACTCTATTTACACTTCTTCAATGAATGCTGAAGAAATGGGATTACATAATTTACCTGTCGTATCGGGGTTTGTTAAAGAAAACACTATTGACTCTTATCGTAATGTTTATAACTCACAACGCAAAGAAGCAAAAGATATTTACGATAAGTTTAAAAAGTATGAAAAATTAGGCGATGATGAAGCTACTGATAAATTTACCAGTAAGCATCAACCTACGCTCGACTTCTACGATGAAACCAAATCGATTATCAAAGAGGTAAAAGATTTGCGAGATAAGCAAGATGAAGCACGAGTTGAAGGCGATAAGGCGTTAGTCAAAGAGCTTGAAGCTGAAGAAAAACAACTATTGATTGAATACAGTTACCAGTATAATCAACGTCAGTAGCAATCACTTGGCGCTACATACCGTAGCGCCCTTTAACTAGGAAAGAAGATGGAAGAATTAGCAGTTACAATTACACGCGATGCCCAAGGTCAATACACTGTTGAAACAGAAAATCAACAAGAACAAATGGCTGAAGGTGGTGAAGGCGCAATGGAAGGTATGGAAGAAGGCATGGGCGCAGGTGTTCAAAAAGCGCGTGACCTTAACGATGCTTTGAAAATTGCTAAAGGTCTTTTAGAAGGTGGGGAATCAGCAAGCGCTGAATCATTATTTACTAAAGGCTTTGGCGGTGAAGAAGGTGGTATGGGTATGGGCGGTGCGCCAGCACAAGCCGCGCCTATGGGTAAACCAACTAGACCTGCGATGATGTAATATGGATTTTGAAGCTCTAAGCAAGCTCACTTCCAAGCAACGTGCTTTCTTGACCCATTACTTAGGTAATGGGCAGGACGGTACTAAGGCGGCTATTGCAGCGGGATATTCAGATAAGGCGGCAAGTAAACAAGCCTATACCCTTCTCAATAATCCTAATGTGCAAGCAGCGTGGAAAGAAATGGGAGAAGTGACTTCCAGTCATCATGCGATTGTGACCGAGATTCGAGAACAGTACGCGGCTAATATTGCATCTATTTTTGAGATACAGGAATTTTGGACTAAACTCGTCCGCAGTAACAAAGATGAAAATGGTGATTATATTAAGTTAGATGCGCGTATTCGAGCCAGTGAATTACTTGCTAAGAATATGGGTATGTTCGTTGATAAGATTGAACACAGCGGTAAGGATGGTGCAGATTTGCCATGTATTACTTTAAACTTCATTAAATCCGATACGACAATAAACAATGGCTGAAAACCTAGATGTACATTTCCCAGAGAAACTCCAATTCTTGTTTGCTCCGAAACGTTATAAAGTAGCACACGGAGGAAGGGGCAGCGGGAAAAGTTATAACTTTGCACAGGCACTGATTCTTTTAGCGGCTCAAAAACCCATGCGCGTATTATGCACACGGGAGATTCAAAAAAGTATTAAGCAATCGGTGCATTTGCTTTTATCCGATCAAATTCAACGACTTGGACTGGGGGCATTCTTTACTGTCCTTGAAACAGAGATTCGTGGGATGAATGGATCGCTGTTTATGTTTGCCGGTTTAGCGCAACATACAGTTGAATCTATCAAGTCTATTGAAGGCTGTGATATTGTATGGGTAGAGGAAGCGCAAACGGTAAGTAAGAAAAGTTGGGATATTCTTATTCCTACTATTCGTAAAGATGACTCCGAGATTTGGGTAAGTTTCAATCCAGATTTAGACACTGACGATACTTACACACGATTTGTACTTAATCCTGCTCCGAGTGCAACTGTTGTTGAAATGAACTTTGGTGATAATCCTTATTTTCCTAAAGAGCTTGAAGCAGAGCGACTACATTGCATGACAACCAATCCAGAGGACTATGATAACATTTGGCTTGGTAAATGCCGTAGTGCTGTAACAGGTGCTATTTATGCGAATGAAGTTAACGCTGCAACGATGCACGGCAGAATTTGTAATGTTCCTTATGATCCATTACTTAAAGTTCATGCTATTTGGGATTTGGGTTGGAACGACTCGATGTCAATTCTTTTAGTACAAAAAGTCCGAAGTGAGATTCGGATTATTGAAAGTATTGAGGATGACCACAAGACCTTAGATTATTATGCTGGACTATTGAATAGTAAGAAGTATAATTGGGGGTATGATTACCTGCCACATGACGGGCGCACTAAAGATTTTAAAACCGGTAAAAGTACAGAAGAACTTTTAAAGGCATTTGGACGTAAAGTAAAGATCACGCCTAATATGCCAATTGAATCGGGAATTAAGGCGGCTCGTTTAATGTTCTCGCAATGTTACTTTGATAAGGTACACGCAATTCGATTGCTCGAATGTTTAAAGCGTTATCGTCGAAGTATAAACCCAAGAACAAATGAAGCAGGCGCACCGCTCCATGACACTTATAGTCATAGTGCAGATGCCTTTAGATATTTAGCAGTCAATGCTGAGAGTTTAAGCAATGAAGATAGACGCGCTCCTGTTGCTGCGCCAAGATGGCAACCGTATGATAGCGGTGTCGGATATTAATTTAATTGGAGATAGTCATGTCATTTTTTGATAATATGGTTCACAAGGTTTCAGATAGCGCAAAAAAGGCTGTTGATGAAGCGCAAGGCGCAGTTACTGACATTTCACATGGTGATATTGCAGGCGCAGCACAACACGTTGAAAATATTCGTGAAATCCCTCAAGATACTGCCATTGATATTGCGAAAGCAACTATTAACGAAATTATCTAAAATGCTTTATAATTAACGTCGAGATGATGTTACGCCATGTCGTGATGACAGAGCAAACTCCTTTAACTGGAACTAAGAGATGATAGACGATTCTAAAATTGACAGACTAGACCGATTCGGAAAAGCACTTTTGTCCAAAAGGCAGAAGGCTATCCAAGCTCGTAAGAAATCGGGCATAGAAGAAATTTGGGATCAAGACAGTGAATATTATGAGGGTATTGATGATGCCAACCGTGGTGAAGTCAGTACCTCCATTACCAAAAATCTTGTAGATCGTGGCGGCTATTCGCGTGTAAATAGAAAGCGAATTGGCTCAAACGTGTTTATGAATATCACTAAGCAATACACAGATATTGCTGCCATGTCACTTGCTGATATGCTCCTTCCAGTTGATGATGCAAACTTTGAAGTTCGCCCAACGCCTAAACCTGCCACAATGGAATTACTGCAAGTAAAACCCGTTGATGTCGGTATCGTCATGTATAAGAATCAACAAATGCCTGTTGAGCAATTTGAAGAAACGATTAAACAAGACGCAAAGAAAAAAGCAGAAGAAGCTCAAAAACAAATTGAAGACTGGTTAGTTGAAGCACATTGGAATCGTGAAGTGCGTAAGGTACTTCGAGATTCAGCTATTCTGGGTACAGGTGTTGTTAAAGGCTGTTATCCAATTATTGATGAGCAAAACTCTGTACATAAAATGTTTCAAAAGCAAATTCCGACACCTCAAGGTGAAATGCAAGCAGAGGGTGTTGCGGATGTTAAAGTTATTGAAATTCGTCCAGCATCAAAACGTATTGACGTAAGAAACTTTTATCCCGATCCTGCGTGTGGGGATGACATTCACAGCGGTAGTTTTGTTTGGGAACGTGACTATATTACGAAAAAAGAATTGCGTAATTTACGCAAAGCAAAAGGTTACATTTCTTCTCAAATTGATTTAGTGCTTAAAGAAGGCGCTGACGACGATTTAGAAAAGAAACGTGATAAGACTAACTTTGGCGACAGATTTGAAGTGTGGTACTACTATGGTGAAGCTACTAAGGATGACCTTGAAGCTGCTGACTGTACTTGTGGTGATAGCGATACTTATGATGTTGTGGTTGTCATTGTCAATAATCGCGTTATCAAAGCTACCATGAACCCACTGGAAAGTGGTGAGTTCCCTTATGATGTAATGGTGTGGCAACCAATGAACGATACTTGGACAGGTATTGGTGTTGCTCGACAAGTAAGAGAACCTCAACGTATTATTAACGCGGCTACTCGTAATTTACTCGATAACGCAGGTAAAGGCGGTAGACCTACCACAATTATTGCCGATGGAGTTGAATCGGCTGATGGTGGATTAGTTGAAGTGGGTAGCGGTGCATTGCTTAGATTGTCACCCGATTCCCCAATACAAGATGCGCGTGGCGCAATAAGCTCAATCATTATTCCCATCATCACACAGGATTTGATGGTAATCATTCAGTACGCGCTAAAGATGGCTGAGGACATTACCGGCTTACCAATGATGCTACAAGGTCAGCAAGGCAATGCGCCAGATACTGTTGGTGGTATGACCATGCTTCAGAATAACGCAGGAACTATTCGCAGAAACATTGCTCGTAACTTTGATGATCGCGTTACTGTTCCACACATTACACGTTATTATGAATGGATTATGCTTTACGGTGATGAGCAATTGAAAGGTGACTTTAATATTGAAGCTCGTGGATCAACAGTTCTGTTTGAGCGTGATGCGCAACATCAAGCCATTATGCAACTTGGCGCTCTTGTAATGAACCCTGCTTTCCAAATCAATCCTGCTAAATGGATTGATGAAGCATTTAAAGCGCAACGCCTTGATAGTAAACGCTTTAAATTTAGCGAAGAAGAAATCAAACAGATGCAAGCGCAAGCTCAACAAAATCCACCGCAAGACCCTAGAGTTGCCGGTAAGATT